CGTGATTTTCTGCTCTTGCATTCGGGCGACTAGCCGATCCCTAAACACTCTCCTGTCGGTCGGCATATTCAGCAAATCATCGCTTCGTTTGTTCAATACACAGCTCCTTACCCTAGTGAACTTCTTGTGCGTTCTTGAGAGACAACCCCCAAAGCAGTCAACTTACTCTTAGCTGACTAACAGCGCCCGTACTGGCAAGCATCGACCGCTGTAGGCAATCATTCTCGCACACTTGTAGGACTACATCTGTCAAGTATTGGCAACTATGAGTGACGTTACGCTGACGTAATGATTGCCATCGACGGCACTCAACTAAATCCCTTAGAGATTCATAAAGCTACACGACCATTCTTTTACAAGCAGTCCCCTCAGTAGGAGCGTGTCCACGTAGGTAATTCACCTGACGGGGATACGCAAATGCCCTACACGACGCGGTTTAACTTCGAGCGCTTGCAGAAAGACCTGGGTTTTTTGCCCACCGACATACCCCGCCTGTTCAAAGGGATTTACGGCGAGGAGATCAGCAAATCGACGGTCTACGCGTGGTTCGCCCGCGAGAGCATGAGCGTCGAAAGGCTGATCCAGCTCCTCACTATCGTCCGCATCGAGACCGACCAGAAGCTCGATTTGTGGAAGTACATCGAAGTCACGCGGCCGGCCGGCAGTAAGGCGGCGTGACATGCAAGTCCCAATTGAGAACGAGGAGCATTGGCACCAGCTCCGAGCCAAGCAAGTTGGTGCGAGCGAAGTAGCAGCCCTCTTCGGTTGTGGCTACCAAAGCCACTTCCAGTTGTGGCACGAGAAGAAGGGCGATCTAGCGCACGCCGACTACAGCGACAACGAGCGCGTAGTCCTCGGCCGCTGTCTTGAGGATGGGATTGCGCAGGCCGCGACGGCTCTCTACGGCTATCCACTTCTCAAAGCCACTAGCTACTACATCGACGACGAATGCCCCGGCCTGGGCGCAACCCCTGACTACATGCTGATTAGGGAAGAGGGCGCATTCCCGGCCGAAGTGAAGAACGCTTCTTGGGGGTCGTTCAAAGATAACTGGATCATTCACGAGGACGGTTTCACCGAGCCGCCGCTTCGCTTCTCTCTCCAAGTGCAGACGCAATTAGCTTGCACCGGAGCTGCGGCCGGCCTGTTGATTGCGCTGGTCTCCGGCGACCGCATTGTCCGCTGTGAGATACCGCGCCACGAGGAAGCTATCGCGGAGATTCGGCGGCGCGTCGAATCGTTCTGGCACTCCATCGACCACAACGAAGAGCCGCCGGCCGAAATGCCGGCCGACATGGATGCGGCCAAGCGCGTATGGCACGCGGGCGACGGGCAGGTAGACCTGCGCGGCGACCCCGATGTCGAAGGCTGGCTTGAGCAACTGGCCGAGCTGCGCGACGTGCGCAAGCGCGTCGAGGCCGACGCGGACGTGATCGAGGCCAAGGTCATGGCCTATTGCGTCGAGAACCAGTTCGCCGCCATCACGGCCAACGGCGGGCGCATCTCCTGCAAGCAGCGCGAGGCCAAGCCCGCGCGTCAGGTGTCCTTCAAAGCGCAGCCCTCGAAGATCGAGCTGCGCATCACCACGAGTCGCGTATGAGCAAGCATCCCATCACTGAGGGTCGCTTGCGCGACCAAGCCCGCCGCTGCGAAACCGCGAAGTGCAAGCGCTGCAAGTGTCGATGCGGCGGCGCGCTGCACGGCACGCACCACAGCGAGCAGTGGATCGCCGAAGAGGTGTTCCGCGACAAGGTGCGCCACCAGTACCAGCCGCAGCAAATGGACTGGGTTGGCTATACCGGCTTCGAGCAATACCTGTGACCTGGGCCGCGCCCGAATTGGTCCGCAGGATCGCGGCGGCCCGCACGCGTTGCCACGTTCACAGCAAGTCGAACAACCAGCCACCGGGCGATCCGAATAACACCTCGATTGTCGGCGTGTCGGGCGAGTGGCTGTTCGCGCAGGAGTTCAGCCTGCCGTACACTTTCGCGCAGGGTGCGCTGCAAGTCGAAGGCGACGACGGCATCGACTTCACCATCGAACTACCCGGTCGGCCGAAGCCGCTGACCATCGACGTAAAGACCGCCCGCGTGCCGCGCTGGCTGCTCGTGCAGAAGGACAAGCTCGAAGGGCGCGCCGAGATATTCGTGCTCTGCAAGTACGACGAGGAGCTGGGCCCGAAGCTCCTCGGTTGGGAGTGGCGCAGCGTCCTGCGCCGGCAACGCACGCGGCATATCGCCAGCGACAAGGCCAAGACCGCGAGCGAGTGCTACTTCATCGAGGCCGAGAAGCTGCGGCCGATGGCCGACCTGCACGCGCTCATCGACAGCTACAAGCAGCGTGCCGCATGAGGCGCAAACGCCCGACGCCCGGCTTGCGACTGCTACCGAAAGCCGCCCTCAAGTGGGTCGATGGCAGCGGCGCGGTGGATCTTCTGCCGCGCCAGCACGCGCTGTACCTGAACCTGGGCCTTGGTCCCGAGCCGCCGCTGGCGTACCGCGAGCGCGCCATGCAGAAGGCCGTCGTGCAGTACATCGACAGCGTGCATCCGCACATCGGCCCGCTGTGCTTCCACGTGCCACTCGAACTACTGCGCCACGACGACAAGAGCGCGGCCATGTTCAGCGGCATCGGCGCGCGCGCCGGGGTGGCCGACATCGTGATGCTGATTCCGCGCGGCGCGTACCACGGCTTGCTAGTCGAGCTGAAAGTGCCGCCGCGCCGGCCGACCGCCACGCAGGTCCATTTTCTCGAGCTGGCCCGCGCCCAAGGGTACGCGGCGTGCTGGTCCGACTCGCTGAACACCGTTCTCAAGCTGATCGATGTCTATCTGTCGCTGCCGCCGCGCGCGACGTTGGCCGAACTCACCCCCGAACCCATGGAGCAGAACCATGAATTCCGTCGTCGCACAAAAGCCCGCTGAGAAGCCGATTGATCTGATCCGCTCGCAACTGTACCTGCCGACCATGCAGGCGCAGTTGAAGAGCGCGCTGCCGCCGCACGTCACCGTGGAGAAATTCCTGCGCGTCGCCATGACGGCGATCACGCAGGCTCCGAATCTCCTCAACATGGATCGCGGCTCGCTCTTCGCGTCCGTCGTCACGGCCGCGCAGTTGGGGCTACTGCCCGATGCCCAGTTAGGCGAGGCGTACTTCGTGCCGTTCAAGGGCAAGGTCACGCTCGTTCCTGGCTACCGCGGACTTCTGAAACTCGCACGGCAGGGCGATATCGGCTTTGTCGAGGCGGAGGTCATCTGCGCCAACGACAAGACGCTGTATGTCTTGGGCGATAACTCGCACTTCGAGTCGATGGTGAACTGGCAGGACCGTGGCGAGGTCGTGGCCTTCTACGCGCTCGCCAAGTACCGCGATGGCGGGATCGCGGCGCGCGTCGTCATGACCAAGGCGCAGGTCGATGCGATCCGCGCCAAGTCGCAGGCGGCCAACGGCCCGGCTTGGACCGACAACTACGAGGAGATGGGCAAGAAGACGGCGCTCCGCCGGCTGGCGAAGCTGCTGCCCCTGTCCACGACCGCCAGCAATGCCTTCCAGCTCTCTGAGCTGCACGAGGAGATGGCGAAGGGCGGCCGGGTGATCGAGGGGCAGGTCATCGCCGACGACTCCCAGTCCGAACCCCCGGCACAGGCCCCGGAAACGAAGCAGAAGCGCCGCAGGACGGCGCTGGACGGTATCGCCCCGTCAGCGGGCGGCCAGCCGACAGGGGCCGTACAGGCGTCAGGAGGCGCTGACAGCGGGCATCTGACGGTTGACCCGGACACCGGGGAGGTCATCGACCAGGAGCTGCCCTTTGGGCAGGAGGCGTAACCAGCTCCCGGAGGCCGCGCCGGTCAAGCACGAGACGTGCGTGGTCTGCCGGCAGCCGGGAATCGTGGCGGCGGAGGTATTCCCGTTCTGGTGGGGTCTGCCCATAGGGCACAGGTGGTGTCACCGATCCTGTGCAGAGCAATACCGCGTCGCGCTAGTTGCCGCTCAACGGCGGCGAGCAGTTGAGGGTTGCAGACCAAGGGCCCCGGCAGGGGATGTACGTGAACGCGAGTCATTGGGTGCGAGCCGTGGCGACATGGCCTGCACGGTAACGAAAGGGAGCTGACATGTCGAACATCATCCAGTTGAAGCACGCGGCCAAGATTCATGGCTGCGACGGCATCGTGGCCGAGGTCGTGACCATCACGCCGGCCGACGCGACTAACTGGTTGCGCTGCAATGAGCACAACCGGCCGATCCGCAAGCGGCACGTGAACTTCTTGGCGAGCGAAATCAAGAACGGCAATTGGCAGGTCAACGGTCAGGCCATCGTCATCGCCGAGGATGAGCAGGTGTTAGACGGTCAGCACCGACTACTCGCCATCATCGAGGCCGGCATCGCCATCAAGACGCTGGTGGTCTACGGGATCAGCGCCGAGGCGTTCAGCACCATCGACACGGGCGCAGTCCGCACGTCAGCCGACGCGCTGTGCTTGCACTTCCACGAGTTCCCGGCCCAGGTCGTCAAGGCCGTGGCGACGGCCGTGCCTTGGGTGAAGCAGTTAGAAAAGGGCTCGATGCACAAGTCGCCGCGCCGCCTTGGCAACACGGAAGTCATCGCATACGCGAAGGACAATCTGTCGATGTTCGAGCACGCGGCCACGCTCTTGCACTACCCGAAGGACAACCGGCCGTTGTCCACGGCCGTCGGCACGGCGCTGTACGAGATGTTCGCGCGCAAGAACGAGGAGACGGCGGATGAGTTCTTCCGTGACTTGTACACGGGCGAGAACCTGTCGCGCACGGCGGTCGAGTACATCCTGCGCACCGCGTTCACCAAGGACATGCAGCGCATCACGTCCAAGCTCCCGACCTACATCAAGGTTCGTATGACGGTGAAGGCGTGGAATTGGCGGCGACGTGGCCGGGGCGATGAAGCGAGCCACCAGACCATCACGTGTTCAGCGTCCGAAGATCAGCGTGTCAGCATTTATTAGGAGCGCCATGAAAACGGAGTATTCCGAGTTCGCAGGCCACTACGTCGCAGCGCGCCGCCGGGGAGCGGCGCAGCCTACATGGACGGACGTAGCTGCGGCATACGACGCAGGTCTTACGCACGCCGTCGCCGTGACACCGGCCAAGCGCCAGTCCCTGATTCGGTATCTGCGCGCATTGAGAGTTATCAACGCGGCCAGGGTGAGCACGAAATGAGTGCATCCAAGGTGAACCCGAATGTCTGGAACGGCGAAGAGCGCAACGGCGGGTACATCGCCAAGAACAGCAAGCCAACGTCCGCCGCATCCCCGGATTTCCGAGGTCGCATCTATCTAGCCGGGATTGGCTGGTACTGGCTTTCGGGTTGGCTCAAGGACTCAACGGCCGGCGAAATCCTGTCACTGCGCGCGCAGGAAATGACCGACGAACAAGCGGAGAAATTCTGCAAGCCGAAGCCGGGGCGCGGCGGGAAAAGAGAGGGTTCAGGACATAACCGTGAGACACGCGCGCCAGTCACAAATGGCGCGGACGCGACAGATTCCGACATCCCTTTCTAACGGGATAGGTGGGCGTCCTATTTACAACGAGTCCAAAAGATAGTTGCCAATGATTGAACCGGCGGGCGGATTGAAGTAACTTCCGCGTCAGCGGGGTCAATCATCACTTGTACAGGAGTTGTCGTCGATGAAAATGATCTGCGAAGTAGAGGGCTGCGGAGAGGAATTAACCGAAGGATGCGGTTCAAAGGGAGGTCCGCTGATGTGCGCAGGATGTCGCACCGGCTCTTACTACTGGAAGAAGCAATCACTTCCGGCCATGCGCCACCGCCGCGAACGGCTCGCGCTATTCACCCATCGTCTTGAACATTACGATCCGCGCGTCGCGCAGATTGTCAACGAAGCCGCAAAATCCGTCGTCGCCACCAAGCGGCGAGCGCGACATGCCGAGACCGCCTCACAACCTGCGAGGCATTAACCCGCCCAGTACAAGGAGCTGATACATGAAAAAGGTCGATGGCCTCATCAACGCGAAGAAGGCCAAGCCTCCTGCGCCCAAACCCTCGCCAGATGGATTCCAATGGCCGAATCAGCGTGACGCTGACGAGAAGATAGCCGAGAAAATCGCCGCCACACTTCAAGAACTCCTGCCGGCGAGAGGGTGGAAGCACACCGACCTTGCACGAGAGCTGTTTGGTACGGCTGGCGCGAACGAAGCGCCGCGTAACACGCAAGCGCCACGGCGCTGGGTGGTGGGCGAGCTGCCGATCCCGAGTGAGCGGGACGCTGGCTACATCGCCCAGGTGCTCGATATCTCAATGGCGCGACTGCTCGAACCGAAGGGCAAGTTCGACCCGTTGCCGGACATGATCCGGCCACGGTCGGACAGCAAGCGGTTCCCGTCTGGCAACAAGCCGAAGAAGAAGGCCAAGGGCGGAAAGACTGCCGGCGGCCGAGACCGCGAAAAGCAGCGCGAGTACAACGAGAAGTACAGAGAAAAGAAGAGGGCCGAGAAGAAGGGTAAGCGTCCGTACACCAGACACGCCAAGGTGAACGGGGCGGACAGCGCCACGTGGACACTCGCCGAGGGCGTGGACGCACCCGATTACACGATCACATCGGCAGGTTGCCCGCCGGGCCACGTGAAGCTGGAGGTAACGGCCGTGATGCCGCACGAGCGCGTCATGGCGGTCCTGCACATGCTCCAGCACGACGGCGAAGGACAGGAGGGTTAGTCCATGCGCGGCATCAAAGCCGATCTGAAAGGCCAGCGATTCGGCCATCTGGTCGTCTTGGGTGCCGCGCCCTCCGACCGTGGCGCGCGCTGGCAGTGCCGTTGCGACTGCGGCAAGCGCTGCGTGAAGGCCGGCAACGATCTTGTTAGACCTAACTGGACCCACTCATGCGGATGCCGACCGGCGCTTACCAAGTCCGTTTTCAAGCGCTTACGCGATCAAGGCGATGCGCGCTTGAAGTTGTTGCACGTGGAACAGATAGGGAAGCGGGGGTAAAGGAACCGCCCGCCGTCGAGGAAGGCGGCGGGCGGTTCAGGGACTCCCATGACGAATAAGAGTGCCGACCGGGAGTGTACAGCCTCGTGTCGATTGTGATCGATGAGAAAATCCTCGGCATCTGGTACGTCTGCTTCGATGACGACATGGACGTGATGCTGGCGCTCGGGCGCACCGAAACCGGCTACGAGGTCAATGGCCGCACGCGGCTGTACCTGGGCGATCCTGACGACCCATGGGACGAGAAAGACCGCAAGCGATGGTTCGGCGGCGGGGTTGAGGCGACGACCGACGCGGAGGCCGTCAGCAAGACCCGCGCGAATATGATTGTGATGTCTACCGACTTCGCCAAGACGTTCAAACCCAAGACCGCACCGGCTATCTTCGAGCTGGTACGCGGCGAGACCACCGTTGAAGAGTTCGCGCAGGTGTTGCGCTCGATGCCGTGGGCGCATTCAATGGAAGCCACCCGGCACTGAGGCAACCATGCGC